ACTCTTGCTTGCCATAGGTATAGGCAAACTTCTTGAACAGGTCTTGATAGTCCAGCTGTTGAATGCCTGTGATTTCATAGGTTTGGTTTTCGTTCTGGTGTTGGTCTCTTACAATGCGTTCTCGGATATGTTTCCAAGGAGACATCATCTTTGCTTTATCATCACCCAGAACTTTAGTAACACGATTAATCAGGTAGGGAATATCAAAGAAGGTAGTATTCCAACCTGTAACTACATCGGGACAGTTAGAAGGGTTATGCCAGTGAGCAAGAAAAGAAAGAAGTAGTTCTGCTTCATCTGCGCACTCATAGTAGACAACATTGTTGCGGTCAGGTGTATACTCACCCATGCCCCATACATGATAAAGGTCATCAATGTTATTTTTGCAAGAGATTGTAATGACAGGATACTCAGCAAACTCTGGTTTAGGGAATCCGTCATCAGACGCCACTTCAATATCAATTGTGGTCGTGTTGATAGTTTCACGGTCAAATCTAATCTTGTCAGGATATACATCGTAAACGTACTGAGCAACATGATTTGTATTGCCCACCACCTCAAAATTATCCATGCCCTTATATTGTTTATTAAACTCACGGGCTTCTTTGGCATCGGCAAAGGTGACTGGTGCGACAGGGTTTCCACGCAGGGATTTCCATTCAGTAGGTTCTTTAGTAGGAACATAGTATGTTGGTTTGAACTTAATGCGTTCTTGAGTCTTTACACCGTCTTTATAACCCCGCACAAGAATGGAGTTGCCTAGACGATTGACTGATGTGTAAAATTGCATCACTGCCCTCTTTAAGTATGAAGGATCATTATATAGGAGATTTTACTTTGTGTCAAGAAAAAAGGGTGGTAAAAACCACCCCTCTTTAACTTTACTGATATTGTTGGATATCTAACCAATGACGACCATTGATTTGATATGGAGCTTGACCATACATGATCCGCTTTTGACGACCTTCAAGGTCTACAAGGTCAGTTGAGTCAGAAAGATATCTTTCTTCATCTGACATTCTAGCTCTCTTGATTGCATTGTTAAATGATTTAGTGAGTGATTTTAAAAACAGTTGCATCAAAACCATCCCTTCTAACCATGTAAGCAATTTCAGACTGATTATAGTGTGTGCGATATTCAGTCTTAATGTAACCTGCCACACCGTGACAGGCAGCGTCAAGTCGGGATTCGTATAGGGCTTTACCCATTTTCCGTAAGAAGTTCAGCATTTGTTGTTACCTCGCTGCGATTATTGATTGCAATTTTGCGAGGCTTCTTCTCATCGGGCAGTACGACTTCTAAATGAATTGCTAGAATGCCGTTCTCCAGAGAAGCTCCTGTAACTTGTGTATATTCAGATAGTCTAAAAGAACGATGGAACTTACGGGTGGAAATACCTTTGTGAATGAATTCCAAACCTCTTGGAGTATGGTCACCGTTCACTTCAAGAATACCATCCTTGAGTTCGATCTTTAACTCTTCTTCCTTAAACCCTGCTGTTGCAATTTCGATACGATACTTCATATCTTCATCTTTAATGATGTTATGCGGAGGATAATGATCTGAAGCATGCTTAGTCATATCTTCAAGTTCTTTGAAAATGTGATCAAAACCTACAAAGGCAGAACGGGGAAAACGAGCGTATTTCTGATTGTTTGTCATCTGAAATCTCCTATTAAATTTTAGCGAGAAAGTAGACCGATTATTCGCATCTACAGAAATATTTATATCAGAGGTAAGACCATTTGTCAAGCAAAAAATGAAAAGGTTATTTGCCGATATTGTACTTTGGACATAGTTCCCAGTCATTCTTTTCTTTGAATGGTAGGACTTTAATTTGCCTCAAAGGTGCAACATCCTTTGCCTTTTCACCGTTGACAATGGTAAGCAACCCCCAATCAGAAAGCAGAGTAGTAATAGTATTACGTCTCTGGATATCTGTATCTTCAAGTGTAGACTTATTACCATCAAGCAGGAACAACTCCTTGAAGTGTGTAATAAAGTATCTACCTTGTTTATGGAGAATATGACAGGACTGGTATAACTTCTTATCCTTACGGGATGCAATACCAATACGAGTCAATGTTTCTTTTACTTTTAAAAAATCATCTGGTTCATTAAGTGTGATTTCCAGCATATCACTAGGCTGCCAATCAACTAGATTTACTTCTCTTTTTTCTTCCACCATGATCTACCTTCTTTTTAATAATGTTTATTTCTTCAGTAGAAAGTAGTGAAAGAGCAGAACGAGCCTTACTATTGCTATATCCATAATATTCTTTCACCGCTTCAAGACTTCCATCCTCAATAGTTTTATTCCATTTGGAGAACCGTTTTGGATTTTTTCTAATAGTATTTAGCAAAAAGTCATTTTGGAGTTTTGTGTCAATATTATGGTAGGTGTTCATCTCGTTAGCAAGTAGAACAGTATCAGGGAAGTATGAAAAGGAATGATTAATCATATATGAGTTGTATGCTTTCTCATCTAGATCATCACGCATGATATCTTTTTTAGTGTTGATTGCTTTAACAAACTCAAATGGATTCATAATATAATTCCTCAAACTTATAATCAGGGTCACATAATTCATGGACAGCTACTTGAGCAAGACCTTCGATACCTTTTATCCTAAAAGATTTTTTAGGTTTTCCATTTGTAACAGTCATGTAGTGTTTATCATTATACCACAAATCAATAGCGTAATCAAGATTAAAAATCTTAACAATGCTATCATATTCTAATTTATAATAACTTTCATCAGCGAGAACTGTAACGGGTTTTATGTTAAATTTATTGGACATAGGTGATCTTTTATATGTAATGTCTAATGCACCATGATAATCTTCTGCGCCTTCAAAATCACGATATATTCTTTTACGATTATATTTACCTGATGTATCAATGATAACTGCTGGTAGATCAAAATCATGACATACTCTATTCAAAAAGTATCTATGTGTTCCGGGATGTAACCAATAATCATCATTGACAGAAATACAAATAGGATTAGATATTTGCTTTCTTTGATGAAATAGAGCAGTGCATATGGCAAGTTGCATAGGTCTAGCATATGAATTGTTACTCATCCAGTATTCGTCTGGAACATTCCATTTCCATTTAGGACTTAGTTTATCAACTTTATATACTTCCCATGATAAATTATCCTCATAGAGAATACCTTTCTTATCATTTTGAATTGAGTGAATAGGATCAACTTCTAAGTTATCTGATAAAAATTGGTCTCTTTTTTTAGCCCAAAAGTTTTCTATCCATGGATCAAGTGGATCGGACATTTATTTTCCAATGTATTGTTCTAGAATGCTTTGAGTAAATTCTTCTGTATCTACACCTGAATTTACATTAGCATTACCATAGTAGAGTTGTGGCACAGTTTTATGACCTTCATCCAAGACGATAAATGCCTTTGCTTGCTCATCTAACTGAATATTTACAATTTCGTATTTGTATCCCCAACGATCAAGTTTAGACTTCATCATATCGCAATACATGCAGTTAGGTTGTGTGTATAGGGTTAGTGTGTGCTTCATTTCCATTCTACCTCTGCCATAAGTTCTGTTAAACATGCCACAACATTTAGTTCATGGTCTGCTACGAATGCATTCTTATACTGATAGTCTGCTAGAATAAGCACAGCACGGGGAATGCTATTGGGTTGCATAGTTTCTGTCATAGAGTCATAAATGCTTCTGAAGATACCAGAAGTATCAGTATCTATATTGTTGCTTACCCATGACCTCATTTTTTTGAAGTCTTTAGCTTTAAGATATCCAATAACATCATTAACGGCATTGTTAGAAAGAAGAGAAAGAATCCCACTATCAATAGTACCACTAAGAGAATAACGTTGACACTCGTTAATAACACGTCGCCAATCAGGTGCAAAACGAATAATAAGTTCTGCCAAAACTTTTTTATCATAGGTGATAGTCTCCTGATCTAAAATCCATCCTAGACGTTTCATGAACTGCATAGACAGTTCTGCCATAGACTTCTTGCTGGTGTTAAACTCATAGACACCACAACGAGAATGCAGTGGTTCAATAATACGGTTCTTAAAGTTACAGGTTAGAATGAATCGGCAGTTGTTTGCAAACTCTTCAATGAAACCACGCAGAGCAGGCTGGAAGGATTGTGCATTAAGATAATCTGCCTCATCTAGAATAACAACCTTGTATCCACCCTGTAGGGATACAGTAGAGGCAAACTGTTTAATCTTATTACGCAGAGTTTCAATGTTACCTTCTTCAGACCCGTTGATAAGAATCCAGTCAAGGTCCAATTCATTACACAGTGCTTTTGCTACTGTAGTCTTACCAAGACCAGCAGTGCCTGTGAATAGCATATTAGGGATTTCACCAGTCTCTACAATCTGCTGAAAGGTTTCTTTTAATGTTGAGGGGAGAATGCAATCATCAATCTTTTGTGGTCGGTATTTTTCAACCCAAAGAAAATCACTCATCAATATTCCTTACTAGAGTTAGGAAGTCATTATATAGAAAAAAGAAATGGGGGTCAAGCCCCCATTTTAATATTAATCACTTACTCGTTCAGCAGTGAGACCTTTGACATATGTAAAGGAGCAACCTTGTAGGAAGTAAGAGGTATGTTCAAGAATTTCTTCCAAGTCTTCATCATCAGACCGGAAAGTAGATGATACATCATTAACAGTGTCATGGTTTTGATACCGACGCATTGTCAAAGTGTATTCGGTGTAGTTACCATCATCTTCATCATTATAACGACCCATTATACTATTCCTCTTCTTCTGCCAGCTCTTGCTGACGTTCTTCAACTTTTTGTGTCAATTGCACACACTGATCACGCAGACCGCCTACTGTAGACAGTTCTTCACCTTTAAATGCTCCACGTTGCACAATCGCATCAATGATAGCAATACTAGAACGAGAGACCTTAGAAGCAAGGTCCATGAATTCGTTTTCGTTTTCCATTAGAAATATATTCCTTTAGTTTTTTTCTAGAGCAACCCAGTATTGGAGCTGCCGACTAACGTTAGTAAACTTACTGATAAGTTTGGACGAAACTTCTACAGCATAATCACCGGGAAGAAGTTTCAGATTGTCAATGTTGATACTTAGACGTGCGTTTGCATGGATATCGCCATGCCATACACCATCAACTTCAATGGTATACTCATTGGAAGTTGTATTCTTAGGATCAACGATTGATAGGGTTACTGAGTCACTTTCAGTGCGACCAATGATCACGCTCTTATGACCAAGAGCAGAAGATGCTTTGCGCACCTGACTCAGAATATCTTGAGTGAGATTGAATGTGACTTCTGGATCAGGAACCTGTAGGTCTTTCTCAGGTGGATTAGTCAACATTTCAATATCAGAATAGAAATAGTTAATAGAAGACTTGCCATTGGCAATAACCATATGCTTGTCTTGGTAATGCACCGTGCCATCTTCTACAAGATTATATGCACCAATAAACTCATTCACATCATAAATACCAAAGTCCTGTGGAAACTCTTCATCCAGAGTTGCCTGTGCTAGAACATTCTTAGCATCTGCAATAGTGCGCAGAACGTTACCTTGTCGAACTACAAGGTTTTGGTTAATGGTTCCGAAGTTACGAATAACTTCCATAGTATTATTCAACATCAAATGTTTCCTCATCTTGATCATGTACATGGAGTGCCATAATAGCATAGTGTGCGATTTTCATCAAGTCTGCACGGTTACGACCATTCTTTTTGCCATAACGTTGTGCATACTTCATTACGTTACCGAGACAGAACCCCATCCCGTGACCAGCATCAATAATAAACTCAGTAGCCTGAAACTTCTGCTTTGAGTAATGCCCCTCATATGTTTTGAGGATATACTCATTTAGTTCTGTTAGAATTCGGTCTTCACTGTATTTCATATTGTAGTCTCACTGTTTCGAACTTAGAAGTGTATAGTATATTATTCTGTCCCTGTTGTCAAGAACTTTTTTAACGCATTTTGGAAAAGTTTTTATCCTTGTAGAATTCCATCTTGGATTCAAAACGACCATCCAAAATCTCACCCTTGTGTGAAATAACAAATACATTCGTATCAGCACCCAAGGTATGAATAATCTTAAACAAGTTTTCTACACCATCGTTATCTAGGCTGGAGTCAAATGTCTCATCCAGAATAAGCAGATTGGTTGCTACAGAGTTTTTCATCTTAGCAATCTGTCTCCATGTAAACAGC